GTAGCATTGTCTTCTATTCCGGCAAGCTTCGCCTTTTCTACGTCGTCAAATTCGTTTGTGTTTAAGTTAGCTTCGTACTGCGCTTTAATTTCTGCGTTGTCTTGGTTAACTTCCGCGCCCGCTTCGATATTAATTAATTTTGTTTCGTATGCGTCGCTAAACTCGTTTGTGTTCGGGTTATTTTCATATTGGTTTTTAATTGTTAAATCGGTTTGGTTAACTTCCGCACCCGCTTCGATATTGTTTAACTTGTCTAAGTTGTTATCTGTAAAAGCGTTAGTATTAGCGTTAACTTCGTACTGCGATTTAATTTCTATATTAGTTTGGTTAACTTCCGCACCGGTTTCGATTGTATTAATTTTCGTTTCGTATGCGTCTGTAAATGCGTTTGTATTTGTATTAGCTTCGTACTGCGCTTTAATTTCTGCGTCGGTTTGGTTTACTTCGCCGCCCGCTTCTATTCCCGCTAACCTTACTTTTTCTGCGTCTGTAAACGCGTTAGTGTCTGCATTGTTTTCGTATTGCGTTTTAATTTGTACGTCTGTTAAAATTGTACTTTCGCCTAACTGTAAAACATAAACACCGTCGTTAATGTCCCAAAGGTATTTAACTACGTCTTGCCCTAAACCGTTGTCGACATTCGCGTAAGAACCTACAACCGGCGAAGGGTGGGCTAATTCTAATTGAGTTTTAGAAGCGTATTCGCCTAAGAATTTAGAAGTTTCTAAACCGGCTAACTTTGTTTTTTCTGCGTCTGTAAAACCGTTAGTATTAGCATTGTTTTCGTATTGTACTTTTATTTCTGCGTCGCTTTGGTTAACTTCCGCACCGGCTTCGAAACCCGCTACTTTCGTTTTTTCTGCGTCTGTAAATTCGTTAGTGTCCGCATTGCTTTCGTAACTTGCTTTTATTTGTGCTGCGGTTTGGTCTTGCGTAGCCCCCGACTCGATACCTAAAAGCTTAGATTTTTCGCCGTCGCTAAACTCGTTTGTGTTCGCATTGTTTTCGTAAGCTATTTTAATTTCTGCGTCGCTTTGGTCGCGGGTCGCATTGTCTTCGATTAAACCTAACTTACTTTTTTCAGTGTCGTTAAACTCGTTTGTATTAGCGTTACTTTCGTAGCTAACTTTTATTTGTGCTGCGGTTTGGTCGCGTGTCGCATTGTCTTCGATACCACCTAACTTTACTTTTTCTACGTCGTCGTATTCGTTTGTATTAGCGTTGTTTTCGTATTTAGTTTTTACTTCTAAGTCTGTAAGGTCGCCCGTCGAACCGGCTTCTATACCGTCTAATTTAGTTTTGTCTTCTTTACTAGAAAAACCGTGTTTTGTTTGACTTACAACTTCGTGCATATTACCTAAAGTTTGTACGCCGTGGGCGTGTACGTGGTCGCCCCTAACAAAGTCGTCGCTTGTACCAACGTTATTTACTTCGCCTAAAGTCTGCGGTTCTACGGTCGGTAATTTGTCTGCGCCCGTTTGTGGTAAATGTCTATTAGCATGACTTACAGGGTTTCCGCCTAAAGTATCAAGGTCGACCCACTCACTAGAACCTTGCGAATTTTTTGTATGAAACGTATTTACATTAGCTTCTTCGAAGCCCTTAATGTCGTGGCGTTCTTCACTTTCAATATTTTTATGTTGTATTGTCATTATATAACCTTCCTATCTATTACGACTAGTTTACCTTCTTTTAATACGGGAACGCAATTCGCACCGACTACAAAATCTATATTATATTGGTTTTCTACTTCGCCTAACGACATGCCTTTAGCCGCGTAAAATTGTAAAGTTAATAATGCGTTCGTGTGGTAGTCGCCGTGTGATAATGTACGTACAACTATTTTACCGTCGACTATATCGAACTTCGCTTGTTCTAAGTCTTCGAAGGCTATTTGTAACCGACTAGTTTTGTCGTAAGTATTCATTAGTTAACCTTTTTCGTTACTTTCTTTTTTGTTACTTTCTTTTTTGTAGCTTCCACTTTCTTAGGTGGGAAGCCCGCTTTTTGTATGTCGTGGTAATACCAACACGTAAAGCCCTTAGAAGAAGGGTATACGTTTATTACTTTAATCATACTATCGTGCTGCGCTTCTAATTCCCTAAGTTTGTTTTGTAATTTAATTTCTGTAGGTTCGTTTATAAATGTGGTTTTCATACTCGAATAAAATGACATGATATTTTCTCCCTTTAAAACAAAAAGGGCGACTATTCAGCCGCCCCCATGTATGTACTTTTTTTTTGCAGTATTTAATTATGCGTTAACACCAACCGAAGAAGACGATTTAATAACTACTAAAGCTTCTTGTTCAATTACTTTATAGTTAAGACAACCATGCCAACCAAGGTTTACAAACCTAGCTAGTTTATCGAAAGGTCCAGTAGCTTTCATTTCAATTTCACTTGAAACCCCGTACCCTAAAGCGTTGAAACCGATAGCGTAACTATGGTAAACGTCTACAGTACCCGCACCACCGTCTGTAATAATTGTAGAAAAATTATCTCTAATTACTCTAAAACCTTTATACATACCAACTTCGTTTCTCATTAAGTTTTCTGGTAAAGAATATTTGTTAGCGTCAATCCAAGAGTTAGCCCCTGACTGCTCTCTAATGTCTTGAATAACATCGTCGTGACAAATCATAAAATAGTCACCACCGGCAAGACCGGCAACGTTTGTTCTTGCAAGCTTGTTAAAAGCTTTACCCATTAACGAACCGTCCATAGTGTCAACCGCTACAATTTCAGAAACTAAAGCATGTCCACCGGCGATAAGTACGTTAGTACCTAAGTCCATTGCAAGTGTAGCAAGTTTATTTCTTGTTCTACCCGCATTGATTCCTACTAGCCTAGCCGCTGCCCTGTCTGCCATACCACCAGTTTGAAGTGAAGCAAGTTTAGTTGTAGTAACTACTTTACCATATTCTTGAGGTGTAATTTTTACACTTGAGTCGTCCATAGCTTCACTTTCTACGTCTTCTTTTTCTAAAAGTGGTGTAGTAGCTAAAGCAAGCTGCGCGTATTTTGGTAGTGAAATTGATTCAGCACCAATATCTTTTTTAATTGTTGCGAATTGAGAAGCTACGCCTTGTTCTGCGAAAGCTAATCTAAATTCCGTGTCAAATTCTTGTCTAATCGAGTCGTCTACTTCCGCAGTACCCGATAAGTTTAATGTAAATGCCATTTTCCTATTCCTTTGTTAGTTGTTAAGTTTTTTAATACTCTTTAAAAGTTTAATAGTTACTATTGTAACTGTCTAGGTCTTTACCGAACTTTTTTCTTACCGCAGCAAGTTCGTTTCTAGTATTAACCTTTTTCAAAGCTTCCGCATAAAGTTGGTCTTGCGTTTTACCTTTATTGTCGTCGTCTTCGCCTTTACCTTTTTTATTGTTATAGTCGGGTAATTGTTTCTTCCCAAAGAAGTGGGGTTTTAATTCCCTTACTTTAGTTACAAATTCTTCCGCGCCTAAAACACTAAGGTCTTCTTCACTTGCTTTTAGAAGGCTTCTAACTTCTTTGTCTTTAATACTTAGAAGGTCGTCAACGTCTAAAGCGTCTTTAGCATGTTTAGAAACTTCGGTACGAATTTTTTCTTTTAGGGCAAGTTTAGTTTGATTATCAAAACGACTTTGTAAGTCCGCACGTTCCTTACGTTCTTGTTCTAAAAGTTCGTTTGTCTTACCTTCTTCTTCTAACTTTCTTTTCGCCGCCGCTTGTATTTTTTCTTCGGCGTCTTGCGCGCGTGTTTTAGTTTTCGAGTTTTCATCTAACAATCTTTCGTTTGTCGATTTTAAACTTGTCGCTTCCGCCGCTGCGTCCCTTAAAGCTTTTAATTCTGCGTCGTCTATTTCTGCCATTTCTTCATTCCTTTACACTAACCTACGTTGGGTGTATTTGTTTAACGAACTAACCTACGTTGGGTTCGTCTTGTTATTATTATTTATTAGTAACCTATCGTCTATTAAATTGTTTCGCAATTGTACTCGCTGCGTTATCTAATTGTTTTAAAATTGCTTTCGTAATTGTCTTATTAAACTTTTCGCCCTTTTCGGTCGGTAACATTCTACGGATTACTTTAGGTTTTCCCGCGCCTTGGTTATTATGTATTAACGCTAAAAAATGTTCGAAACCTATTATTAAACGGAAACGGGCTTTAACCCCGCCGTATGTTCTAGTAAATAATGATTTATGTAACCCGCCGGAGTGTCTAAGATTTACAGGGCTTTTTAATTTAGTGGGCGAAGACCTTCTAAAAAATTCTTCGTCTTTTTTATTTGTTACTAATGTCTTACCCGACTTGCCTTTTCTAAAAGTAGCCTTACCGTCTATTACGTCTTTGTAGCTTTGGGAATATTTAACCCACTTACCGACGCCGTTTACGGGGCTAATACCTATAATCATGTCTTGAACTATTGCGCGTTTAATAGGCGTTAAACCTTTCTTAGAAAATTCTTTTCTAATCTTAGGTATTAGCCCGTCACTTCGCGCAGTATCTAAAAGTTTTTGTAGGTCGGGGGTCATTTCGAAATTAACCGGCACTAATTACCCCTTCGAATTGCGTTTAATAAAAGGTCTTCTATTAGGTCGTCGCTAAATAAGTCGTCTATTCCGACATTACTTTGACTTTCGTTTTCTGTAGTTTCGCTAATAGTACCTTTGTCTTTACCTAAAAATAAGTTTATGTCTATGTCTACTTCTTCCGTGCTAATTGTAGGTTTGAAGTCGTTTATAATAGCCTCTATTTCTTCGGTAATCTCACTAACAAATTTTTGCCCGTCGCTTGGTATGTACCTACGTTTAGGCATACCACTTGCGACCGCCCACGTTTGGGCTTTCGAACTAAGTTGGTTATGGCCGTCGGCTTTAGGTACTTGCGTCCCTTTATGTCCGAACTTTATAAAAGCACCTTCCGCGGGTTTACTAATTAAAGAGTCTTTTAAGTCGCCTTCTAATTCAAGGTTAGCAGTCTTTACCCCGCCTTTTTGCGTCTTCGCATATTTCGAATTTAGTATTCTAAAACGACCTTCGCCCTTTACGGGGCTTGTACCTTTAGAAAGGAAGCGTAAAGTTTCATTTACTAAGTAACTCGAAACTTCTTCTTTAGCGTCTTGTTTCCTTTCGTCGGGTACGTCGTTAAAGCCGTATTCCGTTAGGTCTAAATAGTGCATTAACTTCGTTTCGGAAGTTACGGTATTAGAGGCCATTTATTTATTCTTCCTTTGGTGGAAAACTATTTTCGTCTTTGTCTTCGTCTTCGTCTTGGTCGTCGTCGTTTCCTTCGCCTTCCATTAATTCCATTTGTTTCTTTAACTTTTCTTCTTTGTGCTTTACTATTTCTTCTTCGCGCTTTTTCGCTTGTTCTTCCGTTAAGTTGGGGTTCATAATAATATGCTTTTCCCACGGTAGTATTAAACCAAGTTCTTCGCGCTTTTCGATATTGTCTAAAGTTTCTTTGTCCGAAATTAAAACCTTCGGCTTTTCGAACGTTACTTCTAATTCGGAATTTTCAGAAAATGTTTTTTGGTTCATTGCTTTTTCGGTAGCCTTTAAAACTTTAAAGTTACCTTGTTCTAAAGTAATGCTATATAGACTTTGGTTGTCTTCTATTTCGTCTTGTACGTCCGCTTCACTCAATAGCCTATCGAAGCCCGAACTAAATTTGTCCGTTCCGCCTTCTATTGCGCCTTTCGCTTTTATACCGTGGTCGTCTAAGATATTAACAATGTCGAATTTTAAAACTTCTAATTGTCCGCCTAAGTCGGGGTTCGCCGAAATGTATTTAGCGTCTGTAGGTGCGGCGTCCGGTTTAGCACTTTGGGGTAAACTAATAGCCGTGTGCATACCCATGTGGACGTCTTTTAATTTTTGCCCTTCGGGGTGGGTAAGTATTAATTGTCCGTGCCCTTGCGTAGCCGCTGCGGTTTTTAAATCTGAAAACGCTACATTCCAGTCTATACTTTGTTCGGCTATGTTAGCGTCTACAGGGTAGTCTACACTTGAATCGGCTTGTAAATAAGTAATAGGTAAACACTCTAAAAGGTTCGGTTTAATATCTATTATTCTAACTGTAAAGTCTTCTTCGGTCGCAGTCGTCGCGCGCTTAACTTCGTAAACACCATAAAAGTCTTTGTCCCAAAAATAATAAATTCTAGTCTGCGCGCTTGTATCGCTTTGACTTTCTGAAATGGTTTGTTCTATACCGTCCGAACGTCCCGCTAATTGCGTAACTTCCGCTTGCGCGTGCGATTGTATAAATACTACAGGTTCGCCCGTTACTTGGTCGCGAACTAAATCATATTCGTAAGGCTTTAAAGCATGTAGTACATAACTACCGTCGATTATGTTTAACTTAGGGTCGGGGTTTTGCCACGTTAACCAAAGACAAACATATTTATGTAAGTTAAAAACCGAATCGGCTTCTTTGAAAGCCCTTTGGAATTTAAACTCATTATAAATACTTTCTAGTGCTTTAGTTTCGTTTTCACTTGTACAACTTCTTAGTGGGCTTTGTTTGTATGCCCTACTAATTTTATTGTCTACTTTCAAAGGTATATTAATGTCGCCTAATCTAAATTTAGTATGCGTTTTCGGGTAAGTTTCCGCGAGTACTTGTCTAGTATATTCGGCTTGATTACCTTCTAACGTTTGGTTAAGCTTCCACGCATTTCTTTTTCTACGTTTGTTTTGTTCGCTTTCAATATCTAATACTAATTCTTTTATATGCGAAATATTTTCTAAGTCTATTTGTCTTGCATCTAAAGCCATTTTATTATTCCTTTATTATTTACAGCATGATTTAAAAGCCGCGTTAATAGAGTATGGTACGCTTAACGGTCTGTCTATTGTCGCTTTGTAATCATGTCCATATTTGATTTTATGACTAAGTTCGTGGGCTAGGTTTGACGCTTCACTACAGTTAGACGCCCCACTATGGTATTTTCTATTTAACCAAATTTTGTTAACACTTGGTTTTGTATAACCGGCTACTTTACTAAACCTTTTATAGTACATGATTAATTCAATATCGACCGTAGACGTTCTTAAATGTTCTACTACTTCTTTGTTTGTTTTACCGTTGGTTTTTTTAAGTTCGCGCATAACCATATTGTCCATAAAACATTTACTATTAATTACCGCGTCCATTACTGGAATATATTTAGAAGCCTTTACTTTTTCTTTTTCTGTAAAGTTCGTGTACTTAGTAACGTTTACGAAGCTTTTAACTTTTTTATCGACCGTTAAAATAGTTTCGTCTATTACGGGCGTTAATTCTTTAGTGGGTTTTACCGACGTCGTAGTACATGCGATAAATGTAATCATAGTTAATAATAATACGTTTTTCATTTTTGTTATTCCTTTACATAAATGTTATTTCTTGTTCTTCTATTGTTTCGTATTCTAAGCAATAATTAAAACCATACGTAATTGAGTTTGACATATCTTGCCCTTTCGTCGTTTGGTCTTCTATGTAGCCCGCGTTTTCTTTTAGTCTTGTATTAGAAAAACCGGCTTTAACAAATTCGCATTTATCATTAATAGCAATACTTATTTGTTTTTTAGCATTTAAAAAAGCCCCGTTAACATTGTTATGTCTATCACGTAAGCGCGGGTTAATCGAAGGTACTCTAATGTCGTATTCTACTACGTCGCCGTCTTTACGTTCGTAGTTAGCTAAAAACTTTTCTATGATAGAATAATCAGTACGCATTTTAGGGCCACGTGTATCACCTTTAAAACCGGTCGCGTCGCCGTGTATAATTATCATTGGATTATGTTTTAAATCGAAGTAACCTTTTCCGGCCCATTCTTCCATTGCGTCCAACGTTCGCGCGCCGTCTATAGCTACTTCGTCGATAACTTTAAATTTTCTGTTTTTGTGTTCGGTATTAGTAGCGTTTTTATTAAACTGAAAAAGCGCGCTACTCATTTCTTTACCCTTCGCTATATTAAAATCGAAACCTATACGTAGTGGAAGGGAAGGTATTATTTTTAATTCTTCTTTACTAACATGTTTTTCGGGGTCGTAATTATAGTAAATAACGTCCGTAGAAATATAAAGCCATTCGCCGAAAAGTAAACGACGAATCATTTTGTAATCATATTTTTCTTTTAACTTTTCTATGTACCAAGACGGCAAGAAAGGGTTATCATGCGTTCTTGAAAAATAGCAATGCGTATTCGCATCTTTTTGCGCATAGAAACCTTTCTTTACTGCGCCTTCTATAAATTCAGCATAGGCGGGGTGCGAAGGGTCGTCGGGGTTTGTCGCTGCAAGAAAAAGGTTTTCCGGCACGTGGGGTAATCTTCCTAAACGCGCTATACACTCTATAAAAAATTCCCAGTCTTTAGTATCGTTTTCCGTTAATTCTTCCACGCATATCATAGACAAGGCTAACGACCTAAACTTTTTAAATTTCTTGTCATGCCATGACCTAGAAATAATTTCACTTCCGTTAGCGAACTTAATAGAAGCCGAAGTATGGTTAACCCAAAAATCGACGCCTTCTTCTAAAGACCCCGAAAGCATTTCTAAAAGTAATGTAAATATAGTGTCTTTTAAATCGGGTAATGTTTTACGCCCTATCATACACCTTGCGCCGTCGAAGCTTGTAACATGGGACAAGATTAAAAAACACATTAAAACCGATTTAGCCGACCCAACCGACCCCGAAAGCATTATGTAATGAGGTTGGTCACTTGATAGAAAAAACTTTTTCTTAATGTCATAGACTACCCTATACTGATAGGGAATTACAGACGGGTCGAAGTCAAAGAATGAAGGGGTCGACGTCGTGCCTACCTTTGTTTTTTCTGTCATAACCCCCATTAAATATTTTTTTGGGAGTTATGGCAAGAACTACTTTATTTTTGATTTAGCTTTAATCTTAGTATCGATACTAAAACGTTGCTTAATTGCGTCGTCCACTAGGTTTTGTAATGTTACGCCTTTCTTTTTAAGTCTTTCGAGTAATTCAGAGTTAACCCTAACCGAAGTTACTTTGTCTTTTTTTAGTTCTTTCATCTTTCGCCCCTAGTGTATTCTACGTATAAGGTAAAATTATTGTCTTCATCGTTTAATACGTGTTTATTCTTAAGTTTCTCATATGAGAACTCTATACATTTAGGCGCTATTTTACCTAATTTTCTACGCAGTATACTTTCTAGTGCTAACTCTAATTCGTACCCAGATATATTTATACTGATTAACTCCGTTTTTAAAAGTTCTTTTATGTTACTCATCTTTCGCCCCCTGTACTTGTATCCTAGCTAGTATCTTAAATATTTCCATTTGTTCTTGCCGGCTAAAATTGTCAAATTCATCGTCGGTAATATTTTTTTCTTTCAGGTATGTATCTAGTAACTTTATTACGTCGTCTACATCTTCGTCTTTACTCCCATATCTATACGTCATTACTCCCCCTACCATTTTATTTTGTCGCCTAAAATTTCTAATTGAGTTTTGTTAATATCTTTAATGCGTGTAAACGCTATGGCCTTAACAGAATTACCGGCGCTGTTATTTCTAACAAGGTTAATTAGTAATTCTTCTTCTATTCTAAGACGTTCTAGGGGGTTATTACTTACAGTCCTAGCTACGTCCCTTATTTTATCTAGTGTGGCTTTAGTCATGTTTCCCCCTTTGTTTGTTTCTATAATTAATGTACTACACTTTTGTACTACACGTCAAGCAAAAAAGAAATTTATTTTCGCTATGCACGATAATCTTTCTTATCATGCAATCGCTTAAAATATTCCTGTAGGTCTTAAATTGTCTTGTATATAAATCGGGTAGCCTTCGCGTGATAACTTGGAAAATGTCGCCGTAGTCCTATCGTTTAGTAAAACTTTGTCGTATAAACTTTCGTCTTCCGCTACCGCTACCGCTACTATGATTAATTGAACAATGCCATTTTGTAAATAAACTATAGCGCGTTCGGCTTCTTCCATTTTAGTCTTCCGCGGGTTTAGCGTCCAAAGTAAAAGCGAAGGTTTTCTTTTTCGGGTTTACTTCTTCCGTTTTAGTTTCGTTTTTATCAGTCCAACCGAAGCGATTTTTCATATTTAGATTAAATACTTGTCCGTTAATTTGACTTCCGTTTTTAGTATGTACTACGTGTTCAACTAATTTATTTTCCCAGTGACGCTGACTTAGTGACTCCCCTATAGATACGGCGTCCTTAAAATCTTTGTGTTCGCGCGTCCATCTGTAGAAAGTTTCTTTAGCAATTCGTAAATAACCGGCGGTAGCTTCTTTAGAATATCCTTTAGACATTTCTTCTATAACTACGTCACAAAACGCGGGGTCGTATTCCGAAGGTCGCCCTAACTTCTTTTTCGCCGTAGGTCTAACTTTCTTAACCGGTGCTTTTTTCTTAACCGTTGCTTTTTTCTTAACTACTTTTTTCTTTGTCACTTTCTTCCTTACTGTCAAAATAACCCCTTTTAGAATAACTGACTTTTAGCCGTATGCCTATTTTCTTACATTAACCGCAGTGCTAAAGTTCGCTTTTAACCCCGCCTACTCTCCCTTATACTTACACCTTCTTTTACTTTCTTCTTCTTTTCTTTTTTATTTATAATTATTATTCAAAGTTAAAGAAGAAAAAAGAGAACTATAACACTGTAAAGTAACCTAACCCGCGGTTATTACGTAAACCTAAAAAGGTTGGGCTTTCGGGTTATTCCTAACGCCTTGAAACATTTTTAACCCATTTGTCTTATAACTTTCTATTCCTTCTTTTTTCATGCGACGCCCAAACGAATTAGTAGTTAGTTTTTTACCGCCTTCCGAATCATGGTAATTACAATACGCGTTATACATAATCTTACTTTCGATTTTGTCCGATTCGTCGCCCGTTTTTTGTACGCATTGATTTAAAAACCTAAAAACTACGTCCGAATATTCGTGTACTTCATTAACTTTTTTGTCTACATATACCGATTTTGTAAACCCTTTTTGTTCTTCTAAACGCTTCCAACCTTCTAAGCATTTATTAAAAATACCACTAAGTTCTTCGTAAAGTTTGTATTCTATGTCGGGGTCTTTTTTGTCGGGGTTCTTACTAATGTCAAATTCCCACGGGGTAATCATTAGACGCCTTAACATACCTTTCGTAGTGTCGTTAATGTATGGCATTTCGTTATAAGTTATAATTACTTTAGCTTTGTTTTCAAACTCGAAAGGGTTTCCATATTTGTATTGCGCATTTACTACACCGTCGCCGGTTAAGTTTTTAAACGCCCCGTTTGACTCTCTAAACGTCTTAGGCGGTTCTTCTTCCGAAATATTACATAACTTACCATGTAAGCCCGCCGAAGCGAATACGCTATTTTGTAGACTGTCTAAAGATAGGTTCGAAATGTTTGTACTACCTACTAACTTTTTCATAACTTTTAGAAAAGTAGTTTTACCATTGTTACCGCTACCGTCTAGTATTAAACTTTTTTGGTATTTGTAATTACTACCACTGATAATATAACCTAAGTATTCGTGTAGAATATCCTGTAGACATTGACGCCCTAAAGTTACGTCGCTAATAAATTCGTCCCAACGTGGGCAAGTAGCGTTCGGGTCGTAGTCAAAGGGTAAGCAGTATAAAAATTCGTAGTTCGGGTCGTGCGAAGTTACTAAACCGTTTCTTAAATCTAATACACCGTTAAGTAAATTTACTTTGTCCTTACACTTTTCATTTTCTAAAAAAGTAACGTCGGTGTATTCCGTATCTTTTATTAAATGTAGAAATTCTCTTTTTTCTTCCGACTTCGCAAGTGGTTCGAAATTTATTTGTGCGAAGTTTTTAATAAATGTTTCGTCCGTAATTTTATAGTGGGTTTCGTTCCATAGGTAAACTTTACCAATTGCGCCGACGCTTTTATGTTTGTAAGTATTATCGAAATGTAAAAGCATGTCGCCGTATTGTCTAATGACCCCGCCGCGTGGCCCTTTCAAACTAAAACCGCAATGCTTCGAACCTATAAACTTTTCGTCTTTAATAAGTATAGGCGAAGTAACTTTATTATAGTTAGGACAAGTTTTACACCCGTCAAAAATTTGTTCTATACCTTTACAAGTACGCGGGCCGGACGCGTTCAAAGCTTGCATTGTAAATTCTTCTAATTCTTTAGAGTTAATCGAAGGACTAGAAAACTTTTCCCATAACTCACGACTTTTTTTCTGGTCGTCTTGGAAGTAACCACTAATAGAAAGCATTGCGTATGCGTGCGGTTCGTGTACTTCGTCGGGCTTTTCTGCTAACCACTTAAAGAAGTCGCATTTTTGTACTATAGTTTTGCCGTCGGGTAATGGAAAAGACCCGCGTGACATTGTTAATTCTAAATCGACTTTAGCAATACTTTCGATATTTACATTTTGTTCTTCTAAGTTATTCTTTATTAGGCGGGCTTCCTTAATAACTATTTGTCCTTCTTTTATTTTCTCGTTACGGGTAAATGGAAGTCTTAAAATTCGTGCGTAATCCCATGCGGTCGAATCTTTATCAAGTGGTAAGTGAACCTTCAAACACTCTAATTCTATTTCGTCTAATAGTTTTTTATAGCCCGCCTTTTTATCTTTTATAAAGTCTTTGTCTTTTATTAACGGTACTTGTACTAAAACATGACAACCGTTACCCGTATAAACTACCGCGGTTTTTTCTAAGTCTACGTTTAAAACTTTCGCTACGATAGGCGGGTATAAATCTATTTGGTTAAGGTCTATACCGTCTAAGTCGAAGGGTATAATGTCTTGAGCTTGCCACGAAGCTTTAGTACGTTTTCCTTCTAAATGGTGGGCGACTGTATAGAAAAGATTAAACCTTTCTTTTTCGCCGATATTGTCTTTTAAGTCTTGTTCGATATTAGAAAAACAATCTTTAAGTGAAGGATAACTTAGTCCCTTTACTGCTTTAAAATAACCAACTTCTTCGCCGGTTTCGCTGTCTTTAGGTACGAATTTACGTAATTTCATTACTTGAATCATTTCGGAATGTCCCTTGTATTGTTTAATATTGTTATTATGCCTTTGACGATATAAACAGAATAATCTATATTTGTAAAATGTTTCTGTATATTTAATATATGGTTATTCTGCCTTTAGGGGTGTAATTATTGCGGGCCTCCCAAATAAGACCATGATTTTTACACCCCGTTTTTTTACCTAAATAAATACCTTGCATTTACGAAAGCCTTAAAGTATGTTCGACGAAACGACAAACCGAAGGGGTAGTAATGGACGGCGAAGACGCTATAAACATAGTAGTAGAAAATCTAGTAACTCAAGTAGAATTAAAAACTAAAGCACAAAAAGACTATTGGGCTTTAGATACTAAACACGACAAATTAGAAATACTAAATAAAAATAACTACGACGCTTTTATAAAAGAACGCGCAGTAAAAGAAAACTTAGTTAGTGAAATAGAAAGTTTAATTAATGTAGTTTGTGCGGGCATGAATGTAGACGACTTAAAAGAACAACTTAGAAACATGATAGGGGCGAAGTAATGGGAACAATGTCAAAGGGTTATTTAACCTTAGAAATTAGAAATATTTTAGAACAAGAAAGTAAAGCGGTAGCGCATTTAGACCAAGAAAACGCTTTCGCAAAAATGGCCGAAGCTTGTACGGTTTCATTAGAACAATTATTTAGATTACATTTCGAACCAACTTTTAACGAAGGTACTTTAGAACAAGACATAACTATAAACGGTTTAGAAAATGAAAATAACGACCTAAAAGCCGAAGTTATAGCTATGGAAGACTTCGCCGCGCAATTGAAAAACAATGAAAAAATTATGTTAGAAGCTAACAACAAATTACAAGACCGACTTTCTAAAATATCAGATAGTAAAGCTAATGAAATACTTTGGTTACGTTCGGTAATTGAAAAGGCCGTAAAATGAGTAAAGAAGAATTAGCAAAACAAAAAGAATTGTCTAAGGGCTTTGTAAAGTTCAAAGAAGAAAAAGTAGTAACGGAAGAAACGCCTTACATGTATTTGTCTACAATAATAAACGACCAACTTTTAAAAGAAAACAAAGAAGGTGGGGGTTATATAGCGCATACAATAAAACTTTTTACTACAGATAAAAAAGCCTTTACGGTTCTACTTGAAAAAGCGGGCTACACTGTTAAAGGTTTAAGGGCTACAATATGAAAAATATTTTCCCGATTCAAGAAAGTTTAAGTTCGAAAATAATACTACACCAAGACCAAGTAATTAGGGTTTCTAATATGTTACCCGATAAGTTAATGGGTCTTATAAGTCAGGACGCCGAAGGGCGAATAACATTTTTAAAACCTTCGTTAAAACAAAGTGAACATTTATTTCGTAAAACCGATAGCTACGGAACTAACGCCGCAATACTTAGACACTTACCGCACGCGACGACTATTATTTTAGAATTAGACACGGGTACGGTAAAAACTACGGTAGCGACTTATTTAGCTTTAGGCGAAGTAATGGAATTTGGAAACTACGGAAGACAATATTTTTTAGCAAGACAAGCTTTTGAAGAAGTACTAATAAAATAAAGTCTTAGACTAATTTTCGTGTAAGGGTTTAAAGTCTATAACTGTAAACTCGAACGCCATAACTTTTAAAGGGGTAAATAATGATTAGGACGACCGAAGAACTACATAACCTAAGATTAGCTAAAGTAAATTTAATGCGTGAGTATCAAGAAAAAAAAGATATTAACCAAGACTATCAAGACCGCCGGTTAGCTTCGCGAATTGCGGGAATTAGTCGCCGACTAAATGACCACGATAGGGGTATAGAAAAACAAGCTATAGAAAACCGTAAAGAAGCGGTAAGACTTTTAGCAGACCTTAAACATTTTCTACGTTTTTCGAAGCCCGCATACGACAAAGCCGCTGTAATTTATAACCTATTAACTAATACTAAGGGTTACTAAGTGGAATTTAAAACTAAACCGTGGGCGCATCAATTAAAAACGTCTAACTACCTTAACGAAGAACGTGTAGAACCTTTTTACGGTTTATTATGGGACATGGGAACGGGTAAAACGAAACAAGCTTGCGACATTTTACGAATAGCTTGCTTTGAAAAAGACGCCGTACCTTTTACGTTAATAGTTTGTCCGGTTGTAGTTTTAGAAAATTGGAAACGCGAAATTAAATTACATACAAATATACCCGTGACTACAGTGGCCGTAATTGACGGGGTTACTAAAATCGACGGTAAGAAAAATAAAAACCCTACTAAGACTTTAAAGCTTAAACAAATAGGGCAAGACAAACAAATTTATATTATCAGTACGGAAACCGTAGACGGTAAGGTAGGTTCGGTTTGGCAAGAATTAATTAAAATACCTTTCGAAGCTTTATTTATAGACGAAGTACATAACTTTAAAAACCCAACGGGTAAACGTACCAAAGCTTTACATAAATTTACTAATCGACCTTCGTTAAAGTGGCGGTATGTTCTTACAGGTACGCCCGTACTTCAAAACGCGTTAGATTTGTGGAGTCAATTTTATATTTTAAACCCCGACATATTAGGTAAAAACTATTTTGCTTTTAGAAGTAAATACTTTTACGACCGTAACGTTAACATGCCTTCGCACGTACATTTTCCCGACTTCGTACCTAAAGACAAAGCCTATTTTAAACGCTTCGGCTTCGACCCACGACACGACGGTAACGAAGACACTCTAAACGAAATTATATATAAACATGCTTCGCGTGTAATGAAAACGGACGTACTAGACTTACCCCCTATGAATTACCAACGTTTAGACGTAGGTATGAATAGTAAGCTTCGAAAAATGTACGAAGAATTTAAAAAAGATTTAGTAGTTTTCTTAAACAGTAAAGACGCAGCTAAAACAATGGAAGAATGTTTAGATTTAGACGACTTCGAAATACCGGACGTTATGCGCGCCGATTTAGCTATAGTTAAAACTATTCGTTTACAGCAATTACTATGCGGTATTTTTACAAACGAAGAAGGCGAAGTAACTTTATTGGACACGACAAGGTTAAGCGTTTTAAAAGAAAACTTAGAATTACTATTAAAGAATAAAGAAAACAAAATTATAGTATGGACGGTTTTTCAAAGTACTTACGAACAAATAGCGGAAGTAGTAAGGGACTTAGGACACGAACCGGAATTTATTACAGGGCTACAAAGTAAAGACGAAAAGTTAGCTGCGGAAGACGCTTTTAATAAAGACCCTAAAGTACAAGTACTAATTGCGAACCAAGGGGCGGGCGGTACGGGTGTAAATTTAACCGCGGGTAATTACTCTTTTTATTATAGTCGTAGTTTTAATTTAGCCCACGACCTACAAAGCGAAGCGCGAAATTATAGAGGCGGGCAAGTTAGACCGTGTACACGTATCGACTTAGTTAGTCCCGATACAATCGACGAACATGTATTAGACCGCTTAAAAGAAAAGCACGCTACCGCAGAAAACATTTTAGAAAATAAAGAATTTAGTAGGAAGGAAGTTTTAGGACTATTGAAAAAGTAACGGTTACTAGAATCATATAAAATCAACGTGTTTATACTTAGCCCCTTTTTCTAGTTCTAAAGGGGCTTTTTGTTTAGTGAACAAACTCTATATCGAAAATATAAGCTTCTTCCCAGTCGTCGCCGTGGTTTTTAATGACCCATGTAATAGCTCTTTTCTTTGTACCAAATACAAAAATTCTATCACCGCCAAATCTTTCTTTTATTACGTAGACTTTTCTTGTACTCATTATTTACCCCCTAAGAATAAAAAACAGTCATTACCGTGTCTATTAAAGCTACCCCACTTATAATTAGGAAGATAACCGGTAAAATATAATCTTTGTTTATTTTAAATTTCATACTTACCCTTTTACTTTTACGTTAACTATTTTTTCTAATTGTTCGTCTAAAAAACTTTGTAGCGTGTACCCCTTCTTTTCTATAATCGCTAAAACTTCTTTGTTAATTCTTACCGACTTGTTTTTGTCTTTTTTTAAATCTTTAACTTTCATTATAAAGCCCCCTTTAAAATAACCGCTAAAGCCGCGGTAGCTGTAATTAATAAAGTTATAGGAAAAACATAATCTAAATTTATTTTCATTTTC